CAGACGCAGACGACCACGCAGAAGCGTGGGCTGTTCGACTACATCACCGCCCTCGCTGGCATCTATCCGAGCTAAGAACCAGATGGTCATGACGTCCGAGCAACTGAAGAGAATGGTTTTCCCCGGCGAAAGCGGCGGGGATTACAACGCCCTCTTCGGATACGCCAACCGCCCCGGCGGACAGTTCGAGGGCGTCAGGCTGACCGACATGACGGTCAATCAGGCCCTGCAGTTTTCGGACCCGATTGGACCATACGCGCAGAGCGTCAGAGGCCAGATTGGCCGTGTGGCGACACCGATGGGCGCGTATCAGGTCGTCGGCAAGACACTGCGCGCGGCCATGAATGGCATGGGCCTGACTGGCAACGAGCGCATGACGCCGGAATTGCAAGACCAGATCGGGATGTGGATTTATCAGAACCAAGGCCCCGGCGCTTGGGAAGCATGGGGCGGCGGCGGCAGTGGCTCCGCAAGTTCAGGGAAGGGTGGCGCGATGCCAATGGGACTGTTCGACATGCAGGAAGAGCCGCAGACCTTCGGGCAGCGGCTGAAGCGTGATTTTCAGAGCGGCGAGTTGATGGACCGCATCGCGCTGGCCGCCAACAGCCTGCGTCTGGAGCCTGACCAGAACCTCGCGCAGATGATCCAAATCCGTCAGGAGAAGCGCGGCGAGAAGGACACGGCAAACCGCACGGCTCAGTGGCTGATGTCGCAGAACCGCGAAGATCTGGCGCAGGCCCTGATGACGGGTGCGCTGGACGCCAAGACGGCTGTGGCGACGGCTCTGACGCCTGCCGCCGACACGCGCACGGCCATGATCCAGAATTACGAATACTGGCTCGCTCAGGGCAAGACGCCGGAAGAGGCTCAGGCTCTGGCCCGCGCTGGCGCTGGCGGGACGACCATCGATATGAGCGGCGGCGGCAAGTTTGAAGAGGGCTTCGCCAAGTCTGACGCAGAGTTGCTGGGAACCGTGTTCTCCACTGGCCTGCAGGCGCAGCGCAACATCGGCCGGATTGAGCAGCTTGACCAGCTTCTGCAGACGTCTCCGGGCGGCGCAGAGGCGGCCCTGATGCAGTTCGCAAACGAGATTGGCATCAACACCGAAGGCGGCAACGCCATCACGGCCGCGCAGGCTATCATTAACTCTCTGGTGCCAGAGCAGCGCGCACCCGGATCTGGCCCGATGTCTGACGCGGACTTGGCTCTCTTCAAGCAGTCGCTCCCGCGCATCATCAACCAGCCGGGCGGCAATGCCATTATCATTGGCACCATGAAGGCAATTGCTCAGTACGATGCAGACGGTGCGGCTATCGTCCAGCGCATGCGGACTGGTGAAATCACCCGCGCCGACGCCTTCCAACTGTTGATGGACCGACCCAACCCGTTGGCAAACTTTAGGATGCCGTCGGGCGGAAGTGGTGGTGGGACGGGCACCACCCTGTCGCCCGGAGCCGTAGACCTGATTGAAGAAAATTAAGGGGGGCGACGGTTATGGCTTTCACGAAGAAGCAGTTGATGGACGCGGCGGCCAAGGCCAAGGCGCTTGGCTTGGAAAAAGAATACGGCGAGTTGATCGCCGAGGCTCAGAAGATGACAGGCCCCGGCGAGCAGGCCCTCACAGGCTTGTATGAGGGGCTGGCTGCTGGCGTCGGCGCTCCCGTTGATCTCGCGACGTGGGCCATCAACAAAGGCCTCGGCGCGCTCGGGATGGACCAGATCCAGAACCCGGTCGGCGGCAGCCAGAGCGTTGGAAACCTGTTCGACTTAGTTTCCGGCGGCGAGGCAATCCGCAACACGCCACCGCCCGGAACTATGGGCCAGCGCGTGGCTCGGCGCACGACGCAAGAGATCGGCGGCGCGGGGCCGATGGCCATCGCACTGCCCTTGGCTGGCGCGCGCGCCCTTACAATGGCGGCTCGCACGGGTGTGCAGCCCGGCATAGCTGGCCGCATCGCGTCTGACGTCTCTCGCGCGGCTCAGGCCGCACCCGTAAAGTATTCTGCCACCGAGCTTGCGGCGGCGACTGGCGGCGGCCTTGGCGCATCTGCGGCGCAAGAGGCCATGCCCGGCAGCGTGACTGCTGAGATCATCGGTCAGGTGCTTGGGGGCGGCGCTGGCGCTGGTGGATACAATACCGTTGAGCGCCTCGCCACGCCGCCAAAACCGCTTGCCGCGTCTGCGCGTGACATGAAGGCTATGGCCGGGGACATGTACAACGATCAGCGCGTCAGCGGCCTGAGTGTGCAGCCGCAGGCCGTTTACCCGATCTACGACCGCGCCTTCCGCATGATTGACGAGCAGGGCATCATCAAGCCAGACGGCACCATTGACAGCGACTACACCAAGGTCGCCAGCGTGTTGTCTGATCTCAAGCAGTACGGCCAGAGCGGCATGACGGGAGCGCAGCTTCTGGCGGTTCGTCAGGGGATTGCAAACCGTGCGAAAGACGCTGCAGGCACCAGCGAAGGCACCATGCTAAAGCGGATCCTGCGCGAGTTTGACACGGTGACGTCGAGTTACGCGCCAGAGATTGCCACGGCCAACGACCTGTACCATCGCGCGGCCAAGGCTGACACGATTGAAACTATGCTGAACGTCTCGGGCATCCGCTCGCAGCAATTCTCTCAGTCTGGCCTTGAGAACGCCATCCGCACCGAGTTCCGTCAACTGGCCATCAAGATCGCCAAAGGGCAGGAAGTCGGCTGGACGCCCGCCGAGATCGAAGAGATCAACACGATTGCCAAGGGTGCCCCGCTCGAAAACTCTTTGCGGTTCATCGGGCGTCTTGCCCCCAAGGGCATCGTATCTCTTGCGGCGTCTGGCGCGCTGCCATACCAGATGGTCACCAGCTTAACTGGCAACCCGTCGATGGGTGCCGCAGTAGCAGGCGGCACGATGGCGACAGGTTTGGCGGCAAACACCGCTGCTGGTGCCCTGCAGCAACGTCGGGCGATGGATCTCTACCGCAGCATGCTGTCGCGTGAGGGCCTGTCACCAGAGGGCCAAGAGCGGCTGGCAGCGGCAATCAAAACGTATCTGGCTTCGGTCGGGTCACGCGCGGCAGAGCCGGGCCTCAATTTGATGATCGACAATCCTTCGGGGAATGACTGACAATGGCAAAGCGCGAAAAATACGGCCCCGACGTCGAACTGGCGACCGATGACGAGATGGAAATGATCCTCGAAGGCTTCGAGGTCGAGGACGACGAGGAAGAAGTCGAGGGCGCATTCACTGCCCTCGACGAGGACCAGATCGAAAGCATCGTCGGCACGGCCATTGACGAGGCCGTCGCCTTCATCGCCGACGAGATCGCCGACCGCCGCATCAAGTCTCAGCGGTACTTCAACGGCGAGGTCGATATCGGCGAGGAAGAGGGCCGCAGCACCATCGTCTCCACCAAGTGCCGGGACACTGTGCGCTCGGTCAAGCCGTCGATCCAGCGCGTGTTTATGACGTCAGAGCGGCCCGTCGAGTTTATCCCAAGCGGCCCGGAAGACGTGGCCAGCATGGAGCAGGCGAGCATCTACGCCGCCGCCAAGTTCCGCCAAAACAACGGCTACCAGATCCTGCGCGACGTCACCCACGACGCGCTGGTGAGCATCACGGGCTTCACCAAAGCATACTGGGCCGAATACGACAGCCCGAAGGTCTACGACTTCACCGATCTGGACGAGGCTCAGTATCAGGCCATCGAAGCCTCTCCGGGGGCCGAGATCGTGCGCGTGGAGCAACGGCCAGACGAAGAGACCATCCGCGTGATGCAGGAGCAGGTCGATCAGGCGCAGGCTATGGCAGAGCAGGCTCAGGCCGCTGGCCAGCAGGTTGACCCGTCGCAGATCCCGCAAATGCCAGCCGAACTGCCGCAGCTTTACGACGTCCGCGTCATTCGCCGCAATCCGGCGGGCAAGCTGTGCATCGACACCATCCCGCCCGAAGACTTCTTCGTTGACCGCAACGCTCGCGGGGACGACGACTTCTACATCATCGGCCACCGCACCGAGATGCGTGCCGCCGACGTCATCGCGATGGGCATCGACGAAGACAAGGTCATAGATCTGGACAACGGATCCACGGTCGATATGCGCGATCAGGAAGAGGAAGAGCGCCGCCGCTACCCGATCCAGCGCGACGAAGACGAGAACGCCGAAGACCCGTCCATGAAAAAGGTGATGGTCACCGAGGCGTACATGCGCGTCGATGTGGACGGCACTGGCATGCCCGTGCTTCACAAGTTCTTGATGGGCGGCACCGCCAACCGCCTGCTGTCCTATGAGCCTGTGGATGACCACCCCTTCGCCGGGTGGCACGTCGATCCCGAGCCGCACACCTACTTCGGCCGCAGCCTCGTCGAGATCATTGAGCGCGATCAGGACACGGCGACGGCCATCACGCGCGGCATCATCGACAACGTCATGCTGACCAACAACCCGCGCACCGAGGCCGTCAAGGGTCAGGTGGAGATGGACGATCTCCTGAACAACGAGATCGGGGCCATCGTGCGCGTCAATCAGCCGGGCATGCTGCGCGAGTTGACCGTCCCCTTCGTCGCTGGCCAGACCCTGCCCGCGCTGCAGTACATCGACCAGATGGTGGAGATGAAGACGGGCGTGACGCGGGCCAGCATGGGCCTCGACCCGGACGCCATGCAATCGACCACCAGAGCGGCCGTGACGGCCACTGTGAGCGCCGCTGCGGGGCAGGTAGAGGTGATGGTGTCCAACCTCGCCTACACGGGCATGCGCCGCCTGTTCCAGCAGATCCTGAAGCTGATGGCGAAGCACAGCACCAAGGCCGAGATGCTGCGGATCAACGGCACCTACGTCCCGATGGATCCCCGAGTGTGGGACACCGAACTGGACGCGACCGTCAACGTCGGCCTCGGCACTGGCAAGGAAGAGCAGAAGACGGCCATGCTGGGTCAGGTTCTGCAAATCCAGTTGCAGGCCATCGGCACCTACGGCCCGGCCAACCCGCTCGCCGGGATACCGCAGTTCCGCAACACGCTGGCCGACATGCTGACCCTGAACGGCATCCACAACGTGGACCGCTACTTCTTGCCGATCCAGCCAGCGCAGCCGCAGCAAGGCGCGCCGGGCGAGCAGCAACAGCAGCCGCAGGGCGATCCGGCTCAGGCGATGGTGGCCGCCGAGCAGATCAAGGCGCAGGCCAAGCTGCAGTCCGACGCACAGCGCATGCAGCTTGAGTTTATGAAGGCTCAGATGCAGGACGACCGCGAGCGTGACCGCATGCTGCAAGATCTGGAGATTGCCATGGCGCAGATCTCGGCCAAGTACGGCATGGCCATCGACACGGCCCAGATCAAGGCACAGCAGGCCGCCACGCAGGCCATGATGCAGCCGCAGCAACAGCCAATGCAGCCGCAGCAAAGCGCGCCTAACGGAGCGCCGATCTGATGGACATTCACCAGCGCGCAGCCAGAGCAAAGGCCCTCTTGGAAGACCCTCTTCTCAAAGAGGCCTTTGATGTGTTAGAAAATGCACAGATCAGCATGTTTGCCACGCAAGTGTGCGATGCTGAACAACTCATGGAGGCGCACCGGATGGTCCGGTCGCTGCGGATGCTCAAGGACCAACTGACCTCGTTCATCGTTGACGGGAAGTTGCTTGACCACCGCGAGGGGAAGAGGAAGCAGCACCGTGGATGACACGACTGCAGACAGCGGAAGCATCGATGCCGTGGCAGCCAGCCTGATTGACGGGCCGCCGCAAGAAGATGAACAGCCAGAGGATCTGGAGCAGTCCGACGAGGACGACGCACAAGACCAGACCGATGCTGCCGACGCGGAGCCTGAAGAGGCAACCGCCGACGAAGAAGAGGACGAAGGCGCAGACGAAAGCGACGCGGACGTCGAAGA